GGATTTTTACACTGATATCAACTATTGGTTGAGAAAGTGGAAACCCATAATGATGTATACACTAGTGCCGGAGCATGCTGGATTTAAAGGACAGGATTATTCTTATTCAATTGAGAATGACACTGTGCATTATAGTGTGTCAGGTGGCGCGACGTATGATCACAAATTGTGGGATTATGACACAGATCTGGTCACAGTTATAGGTGATGATTGGTCCTTGCTGGTGTACGACGTTGTACAGAAGAAGATCGATGCTGATGAAAACCGAAGAATCATCATGCTGTTGCCAGCTGCGAGAGTTGAATTTCCATACTATTGTTTTGGAATGAAAACTTCAAAAATGAAGCGGCGGAAATACAGTTATGGTGGTACCACGGTAGTCAGGAACGACATCTCTGGCACGGTGTCACTAGCGAGGTCTGGCAATACTGTTGCTATTACTCTACCGTTGAAATCGTTTGAAGCGATCAGAATACGGATGGGCAGTAAAGACGGTAAGCCACAGATCTCAGATGTGGAGCGTATCCTTACCCGGGATGATAAAGAGACAGCTGACGCATATTTGCGTGCACCTGTAGTTTTCGAGCTAATGACTGAACTATGGATGCCAGCTAATGTCATTTCAACATCAACCATACCATTAACGTTTCAAACCTTGAAACCACTTGTCCATGAAGACGCAAAATCCATTGGGCAGAAGGTCACCACTAGCTTAGTTGCGAATGAGGGAATGTTTGCGGGAGCTACGCATAACAATGATGTGTCATGTATTAACGGACGCGTCAATGCGGTGCGCAATGAACGCGATCCACCTCGTGAGTATTTTCGCTATGCGGAGGAATTCTGTGAATGGATAGTCGGTGGAATGGCAGGAACTGGAGTGCCGAAAAGCGCGGCGGAAGTCATTGAGATACAAGATCGTCCAATGCAACGCGCGAGGTCAAAACAGGTTGAAGCAGTGATGGGGTTGCAGGCCGAAAATCGCTTGAAATCATTCATCAAGAAGGAAGCCTATCCGGCTACGAATGATCCGAGAAACATCACAACTTGTGATCCTGAGTTAACCATTCAAATGTCAAGATATACATTGGCGGAAAAGGAAGCATGCCTAAAATCATGGGAATTTTGGGGCCCTTGCTTGACGCCGAAAGAGATATGTGACACTTTAATGCGCTTGGCTGAGGACTGTGAGGAATTATTGTGCACGGATTATTCACGTATGGATGGCTCTGTTAGCAAATTTTTGCAGAATAGAGTAGTCCGTAGGTCTTCGATGAAATGGGTGAATAAAGGCGATCGGAATCACCTGGAACATCTTTATTCAAAGGTGTTTATAAAGAAAGCCATTACACAGAGCGGTCTACGATATGACCCGGGGTGGGGTACACGGAGTGGAAGTCCCATCACCTCAGATGGAAACACTAAAATCAATGTGTTTATCTCTTATGTCGCGTATCGAAAGTTAGGAAATTCTCCTCAAGATGCGTGGGAACTGGTCCGCACCAGTGCGATTAAATGCGGGGATGATGGAGTCGAGAAATGCACACCAGGGTTGGCAAGCATGGTAGAACAAGTTGCGAAGGAACTTGGAATGAAGATTAAATCTGAAATAGTAAGATCGGATTTACCAGTCGTATATTGCGGCAGGATATTTCCTAATCTGAAAGTAAGTGGAGATTCTTTCCAAGATATCCAACGCACCTTATCGAAGTTACATTTGAGTGCCAGTGCTGGATTAACCCGTGAGCAAGCAGCCGTTAACCGGGCAACCGGTTATTTGGTTACCGACCCCCACACACCCATTATTTCGGACTG